ATCCTGCATACCTAACTCTGCTGGCTTTACGGCATTAGCAAAATTCTTAAAAGCCTCAGATTCTTCTTGGTTTAGTTTGAGTTGAAATTTCATTCTGTTTTTACTCCGATATTCTGTTTTGATCTTCCAACCCTTTGGGTTGAAAGCGAACTTTAATTCTTGTGACATGAGTAACTGACCTATTATAGTACGATGGGGGTAAAAACATGAAAGATAACTACGATTTATCTCAGCTACGAAAAAAACCGAAGAGGAAAAACAGCCGCACCAAGGGTAACTCTTTCGAAAGACAAGTGGCGCAGCTATTCAATGATAGATTCAACACTACAGAATTTTCGAGAAGTCCTGGATCTGGTGCGTTTGCTACCACCCACACGCTCCCTGAGCACCTAAAGATCTATGGGGACCTCATCACACCTGAGGGATTCAGGTTCTGCATAGAGTGTAAAAAAGGTTACAACAATATAAATCTATACAGTATCTATGATTACAAATCTAAACTCTGGGAATTTGTAGAGCAGTGTGAGAAAGATTCGAAAAAGTGTGACAAGCTTCCTATGATAGTCTTTAAACAAGATAGAAAACCTATATTAATAATAACATACAAAGATATATTTACAAATATAGATAAGTATATACAAATACATAAAGAAGATCCCTATAGAGTATACAGAGTATATCTCTTTGATGATATAATTAAAAGCTGGGATACTATGTGGTTTGAGAAATAAGTTTCTCCAGAAGTTTTTGTTGCCCTGTAAGAAAAGTTTTAAATAAACTCTCATCGGCTGGTTGATTAGCAGGGTTTTGTGTCCCAGCATCGAAACCCTCTTCTCCTGGCTTATCAATACCTTGAGATATAGTATGGGTATTTTCCCAAACAACTGACGAAGGCTTACTTGCTGTGTCCCCTTCTGCTCTTTTTTCCCACTTAGGGGGTTCTACTAACTTTCCCTTATCATCTGTAGCACGAACCTCAAGGTAGAGTTTGGTGCCCAGACCCGTACTCCTTCTAATTCTACCAGTTCCATCTTGTAAAGCTTTCATATTAGCTTGAACTTCTGCATTATTAAGAGAAATAGATTGAGTGCCATCCTCTAAATGTCTTTTTTGTTTTACACATTCTCTATCAGAACCCCCAGTGATCGCATACTGCCCGATAAGATATTTTTCTGCTTTGGATCCACGCTTTACTACCCGTGACGAGTCCGTATCCTTGTTCAATTCTTCCAGCATTATTGCGCCAGTTAACTTCGATTTTACTTTCCCAAGTTGATAATCACAATACTCATCTATAGTATAAGGGGTACCATCTTTCTTCTTCTTCTTGGCAGCTTCCGCTTTAATCGCCTCTAAAGAACCACCTTTGGGAAGAGTCCTATCAATTGCATATTGTGCTGCTGCTACTCTCATCCTCCCCTTGGCGTTCAGAGATGAGTTATCACTAAATATTTGTAAAGCTTCTTTAGCATGTTTCACGCTTACTATAGGTTTGTTAAGCACTGTATCAAAATCTTTGGCTTCCTTATCTATCTTGTCTTGGTAGTCACACATTCCTTGGAAAACATCCTTCTGACCACACTTATCTAAACGGTCTTTTACTTTGTCAAGAAACTTTAAAGAGTTTGCGGTCCATTTGTTAGAATCTTCCTTCCCCTTCGCGGTTACAGCAGGGTCAGTACCCCCATTACAAGCCCTTCTTACACTTGCTATTCCAATTTGACCAAGCTTATGCTTTGCACCTTTTTTATTTGAAAAAACTTTTAATTCTCTATCAACTTCTAAACATTTTTCACCATCTGGTTTGGCTGGATCAACCGGAGCTTCTCTTACTAACTCATCTATACCAGCCCCATCCCCTCCACATGCTTTAGCATAATGGGCTTTTTGTTTATCGGATAGCAAAGACTCAAAATGAGCTTTTAACTCTTTAGCTTTATAAGGCTTTCCTTGGGGGCTCTTACAAAAGGTATCAACCATATCTGCCTTAGCACCTTGGTCAGTCATCTTCTCCTCTTTCCCACCGATTTCTCCTCCACCTCCTACGGCTTTTGTTGTTGTAGGAATAAAATCTCCCATATAATCTTCTTCCCATTGCCTATTGGTAGCTAATATGATAGCTATTGCCAATCCATCATTTTCAGTAGCCCTTTCTAAAAGTTCTCGTACCTTGTCTCTACTTAATCCAGACCTTCTTAGTCTTCGGGCTATAAACCACACGGCTGCTGCATCTCTAATACCCTTATCATCAGACAGCATTACACCTTCTCTAATTCCTGATCCTTTAGCAAACATTTGAAGAACTTGGGCGGTATCTAAAGCTACTACCTTTACTGTGTCACATTTAGGCTTTTTCCCAGGCACCGTGGGTCCCATTATGTCGTTACCTGCATCATCTTTTCGGCAAATAGGCTTTCCATCAGGCCCTATTAAATCTGTCATTTGTCTGGCTTGTGCTATCTTCTCAAATAGTTTCTCGCCAGCAACTCGCTGCTCCTCTTCAGTTGAGGCATTTAAATAATCCCTATATGCACCAGTAGCTTCGGCTAGAAATTCTGCTGATGATCCTCTAAAGGTTGTTTCTGTCCCACTATCACTAATATCAACTCTAGGGGCTCTCTGGGCAGCACTTCCCTGTCCTAACTCCCCCTCATTATCTGCCTGTAATTGATCAAGCCGTTCTATGGCTCCAGTTATTGGGCCTTCTTGTGCAAGCTCTTCAGCAGTAATTCTACCGTCCCCATCTTTATCTTGCATAAGAGTAGTTTCAAACCACATACTACCAAACTTTACTCCGTATTGATTAACTTCTATAGCATTTTCTTGCCAGAAACTATTAATAGCATGTACATATTTTCCCTCCCTTGCTCCATCTTGATCCTCTAGAATGGTTTTTTGTAAATGTAAAAAGTCATTTAATGAAGTCACGGAATCTATTTCATCTTGAGTAGGGTTCTCTCCCAAACCGTCTAGCAATTCCCTAAGTTTTTCAGTTTTCTCTGCGGTAAAGTTAGGCGATTGAAGTTCCTCTAGTTTGTCTAGACCTTCGATTGCTAAGTCTCGTTGTTGTAGGAGGGGAGCAACTAAGGGGTCTTCAGGGCCAGGAGCGGCTCCTTCGGGGGAAGCAGCAGTATCTTCACCCCCCTCTTCATCTCCTCCCCCCGCAGGATCTGGTTGATCCTGACCTTCCTTCT